TGTGGGGTATCGGTCCGAAGAAAGCTCGGGTGATGATAGTCGGGGAAGCTCCGGGGGCTGAGGAAGATAAGCAAGGAACGCCGTTCGTAGGCAAGTCGGGGCAAGTGCTCAGGGAAGAGCTGATGCGCGTCGGCATCAAGCCGGACGAGTGCTATATAACGAACACGGTCAAATGCCGTCCACCTGAGAACGACAAACCGAAAGCTGGACAGATAAAAGCGTGTAGCGCATATCTCCAGCACGAGATCGATACCGTCAAGCCCGAGTATATCATCACGCTCGGGAGCGTACCGACGAAATCGATATTGAAAAAAGCGAAGATCACCGAAGTGCACGGCCAGGTGATCGATATGGGCAAGTTCAAGGGAATGGCTTGCTTCCACCCGGCCTACACGCTCTACGATCCGTCGAAGCTCCCTGTTCTGAAGATGGACTTCAAACGCATAGCGGACGAGATACGTGGCATAAAGACGAAGAAAGCGAAATTCACGTGGCGAGAAGTTAATAAATCGAATCTGGAAGAGCTCTACGCCGAGATCGATAATTGCAAGTGGTTCTCGTTCGACACAGAAACCTCGAGCTTGAGCTGGTTTAAGCCTGGCGAATATATAAGCTGCTTGAACCTGTCCTTCGATAACGGCGGGACTTGGGTTCTCCCCCTTACGATGCCGTTCTCTCCGTTTAAAGATCGCAAGACGCAGAGACGCATTGTCAGGGAAATAGCGCGACGACTCCGCAAGAAGAAAGGCGTAGCACATAACGGCAAATACGACAACCACTGGTTGAACGCGATATACCAGGTCACGTTTCCCTACGATTTCGACACGATGCTCGCAAGCCACGTTATTGACGAGAATCGACCGCACGCGCTAGACTCGCTCTCGACCGTTTACTTAGATGCACCGTATTACGACATACCGCTGCGCTGGAAGCAGGGTAAGTTCAATCCTAACGAATGTAACCGCGAGAACGTTCGTAAGATGTACCGCTACGGCGCGAAGGATGCATTCTATACTCTGAACCTTCACCCCCTGATGGAGAAGGAGCTAGAAGCAGACCCGATGCTCCACCGACTGTTCTACCGCCTTGTAATGCGAGCGGCGCGGGCACTCGTGCGGATCGAGGAGAACGGGCTTTATATATTGCGGGATCGATTCGCGCTAATGCATAAGCAAACGACGAAGGACCGTGATGAAGCGCTGGCCCAGCTGAATAAGATGGCCGGGAAGCTATCCGTAAAGAAGGGCGTAAAGAAATCAATCAATTGGAATTCTCCGCAACAAGTAGCAAATCTGCTCTTTAAGAAACTGAAGCTCCCTGTCATCGAGCAAACGGAAGGCGGCGCACCGTCTACCGGCGAAGCGACGCTAGTAGCGCTGAAGGATAAACACCCAGTTGCGAACCAGCTAGTGAAATTCAGGGAGCTTGATAAATTCCTGAGCACTTACCTGGACGGCTGGAAGGAGCTGATGCACGGTGATTTAGCTTACTTCAGCTATAAGATCCACGGAACCGTGACCGGTCGCTATTCGTCACGGCTGCATTCGACTCCACGCGATGGACGCATTCGCAACGTAGTGTCAGCCCCACCAGGCTGGGTATTCGTACAGGGTGACTTCTCGCAGGCTGAGCTTCGTGTAGCTGCGATCCTGTCCGGGGACATGGAGCTGATCTATTGCTTCAAGCATGGAATCGACGTGCATTGGAGAACGTTGCTTTACGTCGTGCAATCCGGAGGCGCGGGTGAGTACGTTAAACCGGTCATGGATACGGCGAAGAAGCTAGCCGGTAAGAAGGTGCGATTCGACCAGGCTATCGAGTTGCTCACGAAAGCTGGTCACGAGAAGTGCATCGAAATTTGGGACGGTTGGAAGGAAGCTCGAAAGAAGGCGAAAGCCATCAACTTCGGATTCGTTTACGGTATGCGCGAGAATAAGTTCATCGAGACGTGCAAACTCAAATACGGATTCGAGCCTACGCAGGAAGAAGCGGCGGTTATTCGTCGCGCCTATTTCCAATTGTACCGGGGATTGGAGCCGTGGCACGAAAAGGCCAAGAAGCTCGCGCGGCTAGATACGTATATCAGGAGCTTGTCAGGACGGTTGCGACGGCTTCCCGCTATTACGTCGGCGGACCGGGGGAAGCGCTCGGAATGCGAGCGGCAAGCTATCAATAGTCCCGTCCAGGGCTTTATTGGCGACTTTAAGGCGTTCGCGCTCGTAGAGCTCGAGGAAAAGCTAGACCGCTCCAAAGCGCGCGTCGTAGGAGAGCATCACGACGCAATTCTCATGTGGGTAAAAGAAGAGCATTTGGACGAGCAATTGCCTATAATTGCGTCGATCATGCAGAACCCGGCTTTGGTCAAGGAATTTAAGATTGATCTTCCGGTCCCTATCGAGGTCGAAATCGACTACGGTCCTTGGGGTCAGAAAGGCAATAAGAAGTGGGTTCCTAAAAAGGTCGCATAAGAAAAAGTTCCGGTTTTGATCCGTCGTTTATCTTACAATATCCGTTCCCAATAAGGAGTTTGCCATGCCATCGGTAAGCTTTTCACGGGTACGCTTATGGCGTCGCTGCCATTACGCGCACCACCTGCGATACGAAGAACGTCTGCAAAAGAAGAGAAGGGCTATCCCACTTCTGCGCGGATCCATCCTCGGCGAGATGCTCGATGCTCGCGCCATGCCCGACCTCGTTAAGAAGGATCCGCTTAAGATCCTGAGGAAATATACCAAGGAGTATAATCGGCTCTTTCTGGAAGAGCGCGAAAAGTGGGGAGACGTCCCAGGGGACATCGCCAAGCTCTACGAAGGTTATTGCCGCAAGTACGCGAATGAGAATCTGACCTATCTGGGATTCGAAGATTTTATCGCCATCGACCTCGTGAAGGACATTCGCTTTATCGGATACATCGATAAGCGCGTGGAGAACGAGAAGGGATTAGCATTCCTGATGGACCATAAAAGCCACAGGGTGATCCCGAACGAAGACCAGCGCTTTACGGACCTTCAAAAGGTCTTTTACGTCTGGGCCTGGAATCAGATCAACGCTAGCAAGCCAGTAGTCGGGTTTATCTGGGACTACATTCGCACGAAAGCGCCGACTGAGCCGGAGCCGTTAAAGAGCGGCGAGCTATCGCAGCGCAAGGACATGGATACGGACTATTGGACGTATCTCGCGGCGATCAAACGGAATAAGCTAGACCCGAAGCCTTACGCCGAATTTTTGGCGATGCTGAAGAAGAAGCCGGATACTCGATACATACGTGTACCGATGCCGAATCCCCCCAAGGTGCTGATCGAGAACGTGATCAAAGACCTGAAGGAAACGGCTATCGAATTGCACAACTCGAAATCGAAAGCCCGGAACATGACTCGCATGTGTCCGTCTGATTGCGAGTTCTACAACCTGTGCAGAGCGGAGATTAGCGGTCACGATGCCGACTATATCCGTAAAGCCGAATACGAGGAGCGCGAACCAAGTGAGCGTGAAGAAGTTGAAGAGGATTGAACCAAAAAAGCCCGTGCGCAAGGATATAGGCTCGCGGATCCAAGACCTATCCGAGATCCCGGATTATTCGTCAACCCTGATATACGGAGAATCGGGTACAGGCAAGACGGCATTATCGAGCACGTGGCCAAAGCCGATGCTAGTGCTAGATATCGCCGAGAAGGGAACTAAAACTATCCGTAGCGTCCCAGGGATCAAGGGCATTCAGATCGAGAATTGGGACGATCTGGAGGATTTGTATTGGCACGTATACGAAGGAAAGGGCAAAGGGAAGTTCAAAACGATTAGCCTTGATCAGGTCTCGCAGCTCCAAGACCTAGCCATCGCGAAAGTTCGAGCGGATCGCAACATGAAGGAAAACGAGCCGATGTCACAGCGTCTCTGGGGTCAAGCCTCGGGGTTGTTGAAAAACTGGTTGCAGAATTTCCGGAATTTGCAAAGTCAGGGTATGCATGTCATCTTCATCGCGCACCAGCGTACGTTCGGTGGCGGCGAAGACGAAGATGATAACCAGATCGATCCGTCGATTGGAGCACGCCTGATGCCGTCGGTATCCTCGTTCTTGAACGGGGCTGTCTCGGTCATCGGGAGCACTTTCATACGAGAGCGATTCGTAGGAAAAGGAAAGGACCGCGAAAGGAAAGTCGAATACTGCTTGAGAATCGGGCCTCATGCAGTGTATCGGTCGAAAATCCGTCGGCCACCCTCTGCAGGGTTGTTGCCGGACGTTATCGTGAACCCGACCTTCGAGAAGATCGAAAAGGTGTCTCGAGGGGAATCTCTGTCTACTAAACCAAAAGTGAGGAAGTAAAATGGCACGCACACCACGCGCTAAACGCGGCAAGAAGAAGACTCTGAAGGTCGACTTTTCAGGAGTCGAGTCAGGGGGCCGTTCGCTAGCAGACGGTACTTATCGCTTCGTGGTTGTCGAAGCCGAGGCTGGTGAGTCCAGCGAAGGCAACGACAAGATTGCTCTGAAGCTGAAAGGCATCAAGGGCAAAGCGAAGGGAGTAACGGTATTCGACAACTGCTCTCTTCTGCCTCAGTCGCTCTGGAAGCTGAAAGGCTTAATGGAATCTGCTGGCATCGAAGTCCCAGACGGTGCGATGGAGATCGATCCATCGGAACTCGTAGACCAGGAAGTCACGGCTGAAATCATCAACGAGAAGTACGAAGGCCGAGATCGTCCGAAGGTCGCGGGCTATCGTTTGGAAGAAGCCGAGAGCGAGGACGAAGAGGAAGAGGAGGAAGAGGAGGAAGAGGAAGAGGAGGAAGAGGTAGAGGAGGAAGACAAAGAGGTGGAAATTTCTCTTTTGGAAGAGGGTGATTATCACTTATTTCAATTTAACGACACCACATATTTTATTTCTAAGTAATTACGATTACAAT